AAATCTAAAGGAATAGCGTAAATTTCAGATTTACCATCTAACTCTGGCAAAGTAATAACTTCAACATTTGTGCCAGGAAGGATAAAAGAAATACTAGATTTAGTATTAGCAACAACTACGTGGTCATATTGATTAGCAGTATTCCAAGCAGTGATTGCTTTTCTAGCTTCAGTACGTCCTGTATATAATTTGATAGTCATTTCGTTATCAAACAATTCGGTAGGGATTTTATCATGTACTCCTAGAAATTGAGTATAAGCGTTTGTAGATGTCATTGTAGCATCTGCTGCATCATAAGTCAATACATCTGCATCATTAACTAAGATGTGACGTAAACCATTCATCAAAACTAATTCAGGGTCGATTGAAGAAGTATCACCAGAAACAACTACTAACTGAGCTTTACGTTGTAACAATTTACCAAGGTAAGCACCTAAAACAGTTTCAAGGTCTGCAGGAAGTTGACCGTCTTGCATTTTCAAACCTAACTTATTTAAGATTTGTGTCATTTTACCGTTCAAATCTTCATTACAAAACTCGATACCCATGTATAAAGGTACAGTTGTAAGATTAGCTTTTGTAAAGATAACAGAACCATCAGGTGAAGGAGTACAAGCAACTTTAGCTTGAAGTGTTACATCTGCATTAAGCAAAGCAATCTCTTTAGTTCCTTTAACATCTGACTCTAAAGTCAAAGAGTTCAAAAACTCAGAGTTGTTAATCAAGTCTGTAATTACTACAGGCATTGTGTTATCAGTCCATGCTGGTAATCCAGCTACATCGTAATCAAATTTTTCTTTAAGGGCTTTACCCAATTTACCAATTTTATTCATCTTTATTTATTTTTAAATTTAGTTTTTAATATTTTTTAGGATTTCGTTTGCTGTCATTTTAGCAACTTCTTTAACTCCCGTTTTAGCTTCACTTTGAAACTTGCTCACTTTTTCTTCTTTAAGTTTTTTAAGTTCTGAAGTCAATTCTTCAATCTTAGCGAATGTAGCTTCTAAAGTACTTTTCATTACTTCAGCAACTTCTGCAAGGATTGAGTCTTTAATCTCAGCACTCATCTCAGCATCTTCAACGATAACTTCTTCAATAGCAGAAATTAAACCACTTTCATTAACTGAAATAATTAATACTTTACCATCAACTTCACATTGATAATCTAATGCTGGAGCTGGCAACTTATCGCCGTTCTCATCAATTACGAAGATAGGCGCATCAATTGCTAGTTCACCCTCATAAGTCAGCACCGTGCCGTCTATTGATGTAACCTCCGCAAATGATGAAACTGTTTCTTCTGTAACTGGCACATCTTCAAACTTGCTTTTTCCAAAGATCAAATTGAAAAGTGACTTTCCACTTACTTCTTTTTTGTTCATCTTTTGTTTATTATTTGTTTTTATATTTACTTGCATTCTGTCAAATATTCCTTCAACGCTAAAACCTTGGAACTTCCCACTTTTTACTTCGTTCCATAGTTGGTCATTCTCTACTTTGTAAGACGCTATCCAAGTACCATCTTGTAGATTTTGTTTACTAAATTCGATAGGAGCGTTAATACCACGCTTTGAATCAATAAAGAAACTTTCTAGCATTATAGCACCGTTTACTTTATCGTTTTCATTGTGCATTTTATTCACATTGTTACCAAAACTGTTCTTAAAAAACTTAAGTACTATTTGTTTAATTGTAGCAACGTCAAAGAAAACTTGGTGTTCTCCAATATCTGGGCTGTTTCTGTAAATCAAAGTATTTGCGCTCATCATAACACCCGTTACAATTCTTTGCTCTTCTTTAAACTTATAAGGCATTGATTTATCAAAAGCAATAAAGGCTTTTAAGTGGGCTGGAGTATCGACAAACGCGTTATAGTCTACGCCCGTCTCATCATTGTCGTTAATTGTAAGCTTATAAATTGGTAACATAATATAAAGTTATTAATTAAAATTGAATTATTTACATTTTATTTAGATTAATTCTAAATAGTGTTTACACTAACCTCCAAAAGTAGATAACGCACTAGCTGCAGCCGAGGCATCCATAACGGCTTTTATTTCAGAATCTACAACGGTTACTTTTATTCCTGTAGCATTATCTGTAAGTCCAACGCTTGACACTTCGCTAGTAGAACCCGCGCCAAAACCACCACCACCACCGCCTTGTGTGTCACTATTTGGAGTTGGAGGTGCTGCAATATTACCACCGCCTCCGTCAAACTTAGTGCTTGCTATCGCTGCAATCTGTGCTATTCCTGTGACCGCAGAAAATACAGAGAAAGGCGCTCCAAATGTTAATGGACTTGCAGCAACGGATTTACTTATAGCCTCTGCTGTATTTATAGAAACGCTAGCAATCTTTAAAGCCTTATCTCTGTTAAACGCTTTCTTTTTAATCTCTAATACTTGCGCCTCTGTTAAGTTTTGATTTTTTAATTTATTAGCGTCTAATTGGTTTTGTAAATCGTTTAAAGCATTTAAAGATGTCATTGTAGCGTCTGCATACTTTTTAACGTTATCTATTTTTTTAACCGTCGCAGCTTCTTCTATCTTATTTAATTCTTCTTGTCTTTTCTTTTCAAGTTCTATAGTGTCAAGTCCATACTGTTCAGCGGTTGCAATAAGTAAAAAGTATTTATCATTTATAGCAGTTACTTCGTTTTCTTTTGAAGTGTTTATTGTCTCCTGATAAGTTGTATAAAAATCCTCTTCATTTTGCGCTTGTATATTTAAGGAATTTTTTTGGTCAGCTATTTGTTTATCTTTAAATTCTTTATCTATTAAATAAAGTTTTTGAGCTTGTGCTTTTTTTAATACAGTAGTATCTTGTCCGTATTTTTCAGCTTGTGCAATTAGATTAAAATAATAATCGTTAACGTCTTGAGTATCTTTTTGTCTTTGAGTTAATAAAGAATTATAGTATTCTGTTTCAGCTTGTTCGATTTCCATTAAAAAATCATTCTCTAACTTCTTAAGATTTAAAAGTCTTTCATGTTCTTGCTGTAATCTTTGTTTAGCCGCCTCGTCTCTTTTACTTTGTTGTTCTTTGGATTTTTCTTGACTCTTTTTGTCAGCTTCTTCTTGTTTTGATTTCGCATCTTTTGCTATATCCCACTTTGCTTGCGCTTCTTCTGTGTCTATTCTTATCCTTTCATCTGAATATTTTTTATACGCGGCACGATATACTATTTCCGCGGCATCTGCTTGTTTTCCACTTAATTTTGTGTTTCTTAAATACTCTTTAGTTGAATCATCATATTCTTCTTTTAATAGCGCTAATCTTTCTTTTGCACCATTTCTTTTTATTTCGGTTAATTCTTTTTCGGTCGCTCCCCTATTTAATGCATCTATTACTTCTTGAGATGACATCTCAGATAATATTTCAGAAGTTCTTTGATAAGTTTCTCTTTGTCGTTCTAATATTCTATTAGTCTCTTCTAAAGCGTCATCTAGTTTCTTTTGTTTAGCTTCTACGTCTTCAGTTGAATCACTAAAAGCACCCATAGCCGCCACGATTGCTGTAATGCCAGCTATAACCGCGAATATAGGTAAAGCAAGCATTGCTAAACGTGCCAACTTTAAAGCTCCTGTACTCGTGCCTATTGCAGTTGTGTAAGCGTACTCACTAGCAATCTTTATCTTATTCCATATTTGAGTAGCTTTTAACCTTACTAAACTTTCCTTTTCTAATATTGCTCTAATCTCTTCAAGTCCAGCTAAAACAGCTTGAATAGCTTGTAGTTTAATTAATGTTTTTTGTAGGTCTTTACTCTCGTTACCAAACAAAGCCATAGCTCCTTGAGCAACTGCATAACCAGCAGCAACCCCTTGACCAACTTGTAGCGCTGTTTGCATATTACGACCATCATTAGCTGCCGCATTAATAGTAGTTTGTAAATCTCCAAGCCTATCTTTAAGTTCACCAGCTCTTCTTATGGCTTCCTGACCTATTGGACTGTCTTCACCCGCTTGCACGGCAATAGTAGCGTATTCCTTTACAGCTTTACTTAATTGCCTTACTGATAACTCACCACTATCAACTTTTGCATTAAGGTCATCAAAGGCTTTATTAGAATCAACACTACTACTTTTTACAGTTGAATTAACTTCCTTTAACGCTTTGTCTACGTCGTTAATTGCAGAGACACTATTTCCTGTGTCTACCGTGGTCTTAAATACTATTTCTTCAGCCATTAGTCAAAAATTATTATATCAATATCCGTTCTAAATAAATAACCATCTGTTTGTACTGATGGGTTTGCTGTAGTTCCTGTTTTTATCTGACAATTATTAACGTTGTAATCAATTATAAAAGCTCTTTTATCTAGGTCTATATTACCGATTTGACAATAAGTTTTGCCTACAGTAAACAAACCAGTCGCTTGTATAAAATATTCCCCAACAGCTGAATATGTTAATGTAGGAACTATTCCCAAAGTATTAATTGCAGTTGCGTAAATTGTCGGAGGGTTAGTTCCTGTCTGTGAAATTTTAGCTTTAAACTGTTTGTAGGTTGGTGACCCATCACTTCTAGTAATTTCATTACCCGTTCTAGTGTACATTAACCCCGTGGCAATGTCTTGCATCAACTCACCTTCATAGATATCGGTTACGATCCAGTCGCCATTTCTATGGTCAGCACTTACAGGAACTGTAGCAACTCCTGTACTTCTTTTAATTACTTGTCTTCTTTTAATGTCCATTATCCAAAAAATATATCACTGTAAATTAATGCGTCTTCAATCCCTCCAAAACCAACACCAACATCTGTACCCGTATCTGATGGTGAAAACTCGATGTCTACGGTTGGTAATTCCGTCCATGTTATAGTACCCGTTACGGGGTTGTTGGCTTGTATTATTTTTATTAATTCTATTTTTGTAGACTCCGATATATTACTATCAAAATCCGTTATTTGATTAAGTCTATAAAGTACTCCGTTCCACATTACAGATTTACTAAAGTCTAAGCTATTAATATCGTTAACGCTTATCTTTGCGTAAAGTTCTACTATCTTACTATCTCGTCCCGTCATCTCCTTCACAAACCTTTCATGATATCTAGTAAATAGATTGTCACTTGTAACCGAAGTGGCTGGATAATCAAATAGTATAGGCATACCCCAATTTAAATCAAAGTTTGGAACTTCCCAATTATCAAAATGATGTACACTAGGGTAAGTTGTTAAATCTGAATAGGTAGCCGTGTTGGTATCTGTTAACCTCCATGAGCCACTTTTTAAACCGTTCCATAAATACGTTCTAGGTTTGCCTTTAAATGGCTTTACTATTCCCGTTTTAATATCTACGTCTATAATTCTAGGTGCAATGAATGGAAATATAGCATCTGTTGGCACTGTTTGAGCGTATGGTAATTGATAAACTCGCTCGCCTACTTGAAACGTAGATGGAACTGTATACCAATGATTACCGTAGTCTATACCGAAGTAACCGAAATACTTTTTATTATCATAGTCTTGGTCTTTCATCCATTGAAACTTGTATATTTTACCCTCAATTTTACTAGATGGCATTATATTAATATCTTTTGAATGGTCAACTATATCTGTAATGTCCCAAAATTCGGTTGTAGGTTGGTAAAAATCACTTAAAGGTTCTATTTTAATCACTCCGTAGATGTCAGGGTCACTAAAATAAAGGTTAGCCATTAACATTTCAGCTTCAAAGAATGTACTAGCTTTCATATCTGGCATGAATCTACTAATATCTACTACGTCACCATCTTGTAATGTAGCTTGTACGCTTGTTAAATCCGTAGTAAAGTTAGCACTAGAAGTTATACTTATCTCTAATGGTTCTATTCCTGAAAACATTGTGACGTCTAGCTTATAATCTAAATAAACTTGAAACCTCATAGTAATAACATCACTAACATTTAATTGAATATTACTATTATAGGTAAATGTATTTGCATAAGTTGTACTAATGTCACCCTCTTCAACTAATTGAGAATCTATAACCGCGCCATTTTTTAAAACTTCCCACTTAACATTAAATATACCCCCAGCGTTACTCATAGCCCCAAAATCAAAAGCCACTTCTATAGGGTGTGATATATTTAGATTGTATAAACCTTGTTTCTTTATAGTTATGTAATTGTAATATCCTGATGGTGTATCTGTATGGTCTATATAGTATTGATCAAAATTATCATGTACTAAAGTTGATGTTATACCGTCCCACGTTGCTAACATATCAATCCAATTATTAGCTAAGTATCTATATCTATTCGCATTGTCAGGGTCTACAGCTATGTAAACATATTCTTTAACATTGCTTAAAGTGCTTGTAAATTTAACGCGTCTATTTGCAACCTCTGTAGATGGTAAGGATATTTTTTGACCGCCTCCAAAACCTATTAACTTCTTTTTGTATATTGCAGAATCTAAGTAATCCGACTCATGCGTTAAGTTAGCAACCTCTAAACATTTAGTGAATATTTCACGCGCATAAGTCAAAGGTATTATATCAGTTGTTGACCTTGTCGAATAAGCTGTATATCCGTATTCAACTAATCCGTAATGGTATCCAAAACCATCAGGCAACCCCGCTGTAAAATTAACCGTGTCTACTCCTTCCACTTTTACCGAAGTATCAAATGAATTAATTACGTTTGTTCTATTTAGCAAGTGGTTATATTCTGACCAACCTAACTCGCTTATCTTTTTATCTCCTAGCTTCATGAATAAATCAATGAAGTTTGAAAATAACGTGCACTTAAACGAATAGTTACCATTTGATATAGTAACTTGGTTTAATCTTAATAG